TTATTTGTAACTCTTACCGCCGGTAAACCAGTTCTTTTCAAACTCACATTCTTTATCATCACCCCAGCTATTCGGAACGGACTGCTGTGTATTTAAATCAATTATTCCTATTCCTGTATTGGTTGGATACAAATCATAATCATGCCCTTCCCGGGGAATGAAGTTATATGTATAAGTTGTATATTCTTGGTTGTACTGACTTCTGAATGTTTCACGAGTGTAAGTTATTTTAAGTCTTTGGTTCGCTTTGAGCCTGTATTCAAGGGCATCAGCCCCCTTTAATTGCTCTGATGGCGGAAGCATCTCTGGTAGTCTTTTGTTAAATGTTGATTTTATACCAACGATATTAAAACCAGGTCCCAGACTTTTGTCTGATACTTTTTTGTAACAGCTTCCCTCTTTTTCATATATTTCCATTGAAAGCGGCGGCATGTAATTTTTAGCCCTGATTCTTGAAGCATCAGGACCTGTATAATCTTCAGGTGCTTTACTGAGACTGACTGAACAAGCGGATAATGAACTTATCATGACGCAAACAAACAGATGTTTTTTCAACATATTTTTCCTTGACATATAATTATTATTTACCATGTTGGTCGTTGCGGTTTTTAAATAAACATTCAGCCCGGTGAGACCCGGGATTCAGAATTTAGCTTAAGTATAATCAAGTGCAGATTTATATGGTATATGTCTAAATATACAGTCGTGCTTGCATGTTGTCCGAAAATGCTATTATTACCCTCTGATGGCGGGATTTCTTCCCGTTAAATATTTTCATACTATGAAAACGGACAGACAGCAATCAAAATTGTGGTAAATAACTGCTGTAAGTGTTGCACTGATGAGGCCACAACGCCATATTAAAAATATATATCAGTGAAATATCACTCCGCTGAATGGCGGGGTTTTTGTTGATAGTTTACTGATTTTTATATTTATACAATTTTTTTGCAATGAAAGCAGGTCTCACCCGTAAGTCTGACATTACTAATGATGAATTTAGTCGTACTATTTAAATATATCCGAAACCCTTGCAAGATATTTATCTTCATAAAACATTGAAATGGAATTTTTTATCACATCATGATTTATTTTTGTTTCCCCGGAAACGATTTTATTCAGAATGACGGTGAGCATTTTATCATCTCCGACAGGATATAATTCACCATTTTTATATGGGTGGATAATATCAGCAGGTCCTGTCGGACAGTCTGAGCTGACAGTATAAATACCATAGCTGTTTGCCTCGCACAGCACCATCGGTAATCCTTCGTATGTGGATGTTAAAATAAGAGCAGAGACATTTTTTATTTCTTTTTCTATGTAGTCCCACGGTTTGGATTGCCAGCCATGCCAGATTATTTTATCGTCTATTTTTAAATCGTGAGCCAGACTATTTAATATTTTTATTTCAGATTCATCGCCGGAACCGACGATATGCAGTTTCCAGTCACCATTAATGCCGGATAATGCGCTGAACAGCGCCTTCATGTTTTTTTGTCCTCCGCACATTAAGCGACCGACATATAAAAAATTTATCGCATTACCACAGGTGATTGTTTTAGATTGCTCCGGAACCGGGTTGTAGATCGTATAAATATCTGCAGGATTAATGCCCATCTCTGATAACTGAGTTGCTATACCACTACTGATTGAAAGGTGCTTATCTGCCAGCCTGATATATTTAGCTTTATATGAACCGGAGACAGAAAAATGATTCCATGAGAATAATGGAACTTTTTTAAATGCAAATCGCAAAGCCAGACAGGAAATGTAACATCCAACAGAATCAAAGGCGATGATATAATCCGGATTTATTTTTTTAATTACAGAAGCAAATTTACAGGAAAAGTAAATTCTCTTCAGCTTCCCGTTTTTTAGTGATGAACTGAGGCGTATAAACGGGTTATTACCAATCCATGTATCGTCAACACTATTATTCAGTTCATTAAAAAAGACAAAAGATATCTGATAGTTTTTTCCGGATTCAGTCAGCAATCTGCTGAATGTACTGAATACGGTTTCCATGCCTCCAAAACCGCTGATGTTACGACCGGCAATGATGATCTTGGTTATGTCAGACATGCAGTTTCTTTCCTGTGAACTGGGGTGGTTTGAGTAATTTAACATAAGTATTATCACTTGCCAGAACTAATTAGTGGTTTGGTTCTTTTTGATAATCATTATGTGATGTATTCAGATTTTTCTGTTGAAATGGCGGATTCCGGCCGCCAGGTAAAATGATAGAGTGGCGGAACGATAATCACGGAGAGTACGGATATGATTTCATCATCACTGATTCTTTTATTTTTGTTTGCCATACCGGTTAGTCCGGGCGTTATCATTGATATATTGTATGCTGCCATCCGGATGCCGTAATAGGGTATTCATGCTTAAAAATAAATCATACAAAGATTATCTGTGACCTGACCTGCGTTAAATGCGATTTATCCTGTGGCACAATAACGGAGAGTTAAGGGATAACAGCCGCTGATGTCTGGTTTTTATCTTTGTAAGCTGTCACCGGGAAACAGAAGGTCTGGTATGAAAAAAGTGGTGGTTATATCCTGTTTGTTATTTTCTTCTGCGTCTTTTGCGGTCAGTTTTGATTGCAGCAAAGCACAGAGTAAAACAGAAAAACTGGTGTGCGATAGTCCGTCATTATCTCAGGCGGATGATGAATTATATGCAGATTATCTGCAGGCAAAAAAAATCACCGGAAACAGTGATGAGTTTAAAAAGACAGTCAGAGAAAACCGGAAACTGAGATTACAGAATTGTGATACAGAAGCATGCCAGCTGGAATGGTATAAAAAATCATCTGTGTTGTTCCGGAATATTGCTGACAGTAAAAATCCGGCGTCAGCGCAGATATGTTATGAGGACGGGCAGCAGGTGACATTAACCGGTACGCTGAAACGTGTTGTATTTCCGGGGCCGCCAAATTATGAAAGCGTGGAAGAGGGAGATGAACCGGAACCGTATTGGGTTCTTTTTACCAAAGCACCGCTGGCCTGTATAAAAGACAGTCCGGACTGGGGCAGTAATGACCAGTTTCAACTGATAGTAAGAGGTGATTTTTACAGCAAAAACCAGCGTTATCTTAATCAGCAGGTCTCTGTTACCGGCGAAATGTTTTATGCCGAAACCGGGCATCACCATACACCGGTATTAATCGATGTGATGGCAATAAAAGGCGTGAAAGTTATTTCACCGTCAGATAACCACTAATTCTGTGTTTCACTGATATTTATTCCGGATATTCATAAGGTTAATCTCCCTGTTATTTCCGGAGCAGATTAACATTACCTGTAAAAATACTGTATATTTATACATGTAAATTCCCGGGCGGGCTTTTTCTGTCAGTGTAGCGGCGCCTGAACGGGCACTGAAGAGGAGCTGATACCGGGAAATAAATACGGATACTATACAGGTGAATATTATGAGCAGAGACATTCAGACGATACTGTTGCACTGGGGCGGCTGGGCAGCGGGTGAGCACTGTGCGGGCATGGGCTGGGCCCGTGTTTCATCAGGATTCAGGGAACTTGCTCAGAACAGCAGTAAACAGAGAGCCTCATGCAGTGATGAGGATGGCCGGGTTATCGACCGTTGTGTATCCATGCTGGGTACGGCCGGTCTGGAACGTGAACGCGGCTATATTATGGATTATTACGTGAAAGGGATGAGCAAGCGGGCGATCGGACGTAAATATAAAGTCCGCGAGGATGAGATCCGTAAACAGGTACAGAGCGCGGAAAGCTTTATTTTTGGTTGTCTGGAAATGCTGGCGGTGCAGTTGGATATGGATATTCTATATAAAGCGTATCCTGATGTCCGGAGCACATTAGTGCGGTCGCAAACAGTGTGCTAATCTGTAAAAAATGACGAATTACATATTGAAAGGCATTCAGATTCTGAATGCCTTTTTGTCGTTATGGCGGGATATTTTTCCGTTGTCCGGAGCACATTGGTGCGGCCGCAAACAGCGTGCTAATCTGTAAAAAATGACGAATTGCACCTTACGGTGAAGGATATGCGGCGTAAAAGTCGTCGCAGGTTTCTTTCAGTTCAGTCAGTTCATAAGCCATAACGTCTTTATTATCTTTAACGGCATGATAGCGGGATTTGAGTTTTACTATCAATGAATCCGGGACAACATCATTGTCATCAGGATCACGCTTTGCACAATAAAAATAAAACATCGCTTTTTGCAAGACATAAACCGGTAATACATCGTAATGGCAGGATAAATACTGAATAACATATTCGCGGTATTTATCTGATGACAGCAGTAACCACTCCATACATTGAGCTTTAAAATAATCATTACTGATTACCGGCGATTCCATTATTCTTTTCCGGAAATCACAGGATAAATCCGGGTCATGTACAGAAAGTACATCCAGATAAAAACCCGCTTCTTCTGCACCCTCGTCTTCACAGTCGCAGTTGATATATAGCGGATTGATATAACCCTGTTTCAGGTACAGTGCTAAACCATCAGCCAGTTCCTGTACGGGTTTGCTGTTGTAATCGTTATTCATTATACCGGTTCCGGTTTTATGATATATGGCGGATACCATTAATATACGGTTTCCTGACGGAAATTAAATCATTATTTATTTGTCATTATATCACTGCACCGGAATACGGTGTGTCCGGCCCTGCCTGAGAGCAGGGCTTTTTTATGGCCTGACAGGAGGCAGATATTATTCACAGGCACTGAGGTAAGAATGAATGATAAAGACATTGAATTAATTATTTATAACCAGCTGGTTACTGAGCTGAAAAATCACGGTATTAGCACGGGAGTTAAAGCTGGTTTCTTTCCGGAAAATCATATCTCCGGAGAGGATTTTATTGCCTTTTATCCCGTTGGTGAGACACCTGCGGGATGGCAGAAACGCAGCTATGCCGTCCGCGGGCAGAATGCTAATCATACCGAAAGCCAGATAACTGAAAAAAAATACCGGGTTCAGGGGTTTATTACTGAATCTCAGACGCATACCGCCGGTGATATTGTGGCCGCAGTCAGGATGATTGTGAATTCACTGCCCTTTACCGGTGTGCTGAATAAACAGGGAGTCGGTGTTCAGCGCGCCGGTGCAATCCGGGTGCCGTATCTGGCTGACGATCAGGGTCATTACAGACAGGCACCTTCTTTTGATTTCAATGTGACGTTTACCCGTACACTCCGCCCGGAGACCGGCGTTGTTTCAGCGCTGTTCCCGGATATTTACTGCATATAAGGTTTTACTATGCCAATTAAACAAACACGCTATGTCGATATCGCCTCTGCGGTCATCGGCGCTTCTGCTGTGCCTGAGCGTAAGCTGACCGCACGGTTATTCTCTGCTGATCCGAAAATTCCGGCCGGTCATGTCCTGGAGTTTGCGCCGGGTCAGGTTGATGAACTGCTGGGCGCTGATTCACCGGAAGCTCAGTTTGCCCGTCAGTATTTCAGTTATGTCAGTCCGGCACCGGTCAGTAAACCGAAAGAGCTGCAGATTGCCGCATACGCGCCGGTCGGGCGCACACCGGCACTGTTCGGCGTCAAAGCGGCCGCGCTGGCTGATCTGACTGCCGTCACCGACGGCACACTGTCTGTAACCATCGGCCAGACTACCAAAAACTATAAGGATCTGGATTTATCGGCGGCCAAATCCTATGCCGATATTGCCTCGCTGATCCAGGCAAAACTGAATGCTGAAAGCGAGCCGCAGTTCGCGGGCAGTTATCTCACGTTTAATGCGCAAAAGAATGCGTTCGAACTGAACGGCGGTGTACAGGAGCATGTCTCCGCCGGTGTGGCGTATTCCGTCCTCGCGGATGCCATGGGTCTCTCCTCCGGTCTGTCATCTGAAGGGCATCCGGCGCAGACACCACTGGAAGCCTTTATGGTGGCAGAGCAGGTATCTGATTCATTCGGTAGCGCGACGTTCCTCACTGAATTACCCGCGGAGCAGGCTGTGCCGCTGGCGCAGTATGTCGCCGGTGAGAATGTGAAATATCAGCTGCATCTCAGTGTGACAGCCGGCAATGCAGAGGAATTAAATTCCGCGCTGGCAGGTACGGCATCTGTTGGTCTGAACCTGAAAACGGACAATGGTTACTTCATCCAGGCGCTGCCGATGGCGGTGATGGCGGCGACCGATTATGACCGGACGAATGCCGCAACAAACTACATGTTCCGTCAGCTGGGTGTGACCTTTCCGGCACAGGTGACCAAAGACGCGGATGCGGATCGCTTCGACAAGCTGCGCGTGAACTATTACGGCGAAACGGCGGTGGCCGGCTCGCAAATCCGTTTTTATCAGCGCGGCTTCCTGTGCGGCGGAGCATCTGATCCGCTGGATATGAGTGTTCACGCCAACGAGCAGTGGCTGAAAGCGTATATCGCACAGCAGTGGTTCAGCCTTCTGCTGGCCACCCGCGGTGTTCCGGCCAACAAAGACGGTGAGGCACAGGCGCTGATGGTGATTGCCGGTGCAGTTACCAAAGCGCTGGATAACGGCACTATTCTGGCCGGTAAAAACCTGACGGAAGTACAGAAAATCGCAGTGGCAGATGCTTCCGGTGATGATCTGGCCTGGCACGATGTGCAGGACAAAGGTTACTGGTATGACGCGAAAATCACCGAAAACACCGGCAAAAGTGGTCTGCCGGAGTATGTCATGAAATACGTGCTGATTTACGGCAAAGGCGACTGGGTCCGTAAAGTCGAAGGCTCACATAACTTAGTGTAAGTAAGGAAGAAAAATATGATTGAAGTATCAGCAACCGGTCTCGCGCTGGTGGTAAAAGCCAGCAAAACCTTTCCTTCCGGTATTCTTATCACCGCTTTTGCGGATGATGCGGACCCGCTGGATTTTCCGGCGACAGAGATTGTTAAAACGGGTGTGGATATCAACGGTAACCTGCTGAGCTGGTCAGCACCGGCACCGCAGACGGTAACAATTAACGTACCGGCGGGCAGTGAGGAAGATCAGAACCTGGCTATCCTGCTGGACGCGAATACAGCGAAAAGAGGCCGCCGCGCCGCCGGGGATAACATCACGATGGTTGCCTCTTACGGTAACGGTTCGACCACCACCGCACGTAACGGCCGTATCACTAACGGCAGCCGCGGAAGCTCTGTCGCCAGTGCGGGTCGTCTGAAATCTAAACAATACATATTTGTATTCCAGGATTTTGATTTTACACGTAATCGTTAATTCTGAGCGGGCTGCGGCCCGCTTTTTTTACGGAAAAAAAATATGCTGATCAAACCTAAAGAAGTGGCGGTAAAAGATGCCGATGGTATTGAGAAAACATTCATTATCAGTCGTCTTCCGGCAATTACCGGGCGGGAAATTCTTGCCAAATATCCGCTGTCCAATGCCCCGAAAATCGGTGACTACGAAGTCAGCAAAGATGCCATGCTGAAAATGATGGCCTATGTGTGTGTGCCGGTCAGCGGTGAAGAGATCCCGCTGAAAACACAGGCCCTGATTGATAACCATGTGCCGGATGGGGAATCGCTGATCCGCCTTGAGCTGGAAATGCTGAAGTACAACACCAGTTTTTTCGGCAAAGGCGGGAGCCAAGGTTTCCTCCCCTCCCTGCTCAGCAGGGCAGGCAGTTCACTCCCGTCGGTTATAAAAACGCTGATAGCTTCTTTGCAGTCATCATCAGTGAAAAACTCGCCACCCTCAGCGAACTCAAAACCTCAGTAGATCTGGAGGAGGCACTGGATCTGTGGGAAATCGCCATTACCAACAGATATAACGAAGCGCTGGCCGCTTTAAAGGATAGATAATGTCTCTGACGGAAACCTTTGTTCAGTTAATTGAATCTGATATCAGTCAGACAAACGGCGCACTTGATAATCTCCGGCGTTCCACGGATGACATCGTCGACGATATAAAACAGGCGCAGCAAAACACGCTGACGTTCGGCAGCCTGCTGAAAGAGATGTGGCCGTGGCAGGAGCAGGTAAGCGGCGGACAGTATATTGAGTTTGAGAGTAATGCCGGGGAAGTGACAAAACAGACCGGTGAAATGAGTACGAAACTGAGTGCTATTGTAACCTCGCTGGTGCAGTTTACCGGCGGGGAATCGGACTCTGTATTTAAGGCGCTGAAGCAGAATCATGATGAGCTGCAGAACAGCATCTCTGAAACCCGGCGCACCGGCGAGGCAGCAGCGGCGGCAGAAATAGGTGCTCAGAAAAAAGTACAGAGCGCTCTCAGTGATTCGGATGCCGCCTGGCAGAGTGCATTTGATAACGTTGCGGCGCTGGCAGAAAAATCCCTCAATTTCGCCGGTATTTCAACGACAATCACCGGACTTATCAGTGACGCGGCAGCCCGCGCTGCTGAAATTGAATCCATTGATAAGCTGGGCAGAGAAATCAATATCACCACGCAGGATGTGGATGCGTTTTCCGGTTCGGTCGCTGCGCTTGGCGGAACACGCAGTGCCGCACAGGCTGATTTATCCGCGATGGCAAAATCATTTGGTTTTGCCGGGGATTCGATGGAAAAAGTGCTGCAGACTGCGGATAAAGTGCAGGGGATGTCATTCGGCGAGGCCAAAAAAACGCTCGGCGGACTGGGTGTTGAGGATAACGGCACCATTGAACTGCTGATGAAAGGGCGGGAAGAGCTATCCCGGATGATGGAAACGCAGAAAGACTATGGTGGTATCACCCGCGAGAGTATTGAGCAATCCATCAGTTTTAACAATGCCATGCTGAGCCTGGAGCAATCCGCCGGTCTCCTGAAAAACAGCCTGATGGGGATGCTGATCCCGGTGCTGGCTCAGGGGCTGGACTGGTTGGAAAAAATCGTTGTTTTTGCGAAAGAAAACAAAAACTTTGTCACCGGCTTTTTTATCGCGGTGGCCGCCGTCGTGACAGGCAAATATGTTCACGCCATGAAACTGGCACAGATCAGTACATGGACCGCCATGCTGCCGGTTATGGCGGTGGTGGCGGGGATCCTTCTGCTGGCGGCGGTTTTTGCACTGGTGTATGACGACATCATGAATTTCATCGACGGTAACGACTCGATGATCGGACGGATACTCGACAGTTATCCGGGGCTGAAAGCGGTCATTCTCACGGTGTGGGAGGCGTTTGTCGTCCTGTTTGACTTCATTATGTCGGTGATTGGCGTTGTGGCGGATATTGTCGTCGCGGCTTACAACACCATGAACACGGCACTCAATGAGTTTATTGACTGGCTGACCATCAGTATTCAGGGGGTGATGGCCTGGGGCGCTGAATTTGAGGCAGTCTTTGATACCGTGTCAGATGCGGTTGTCGGTATCTTCACATGGCTGTGGGAGCAGATTGAAGAGATCCTCGGCTGGATCAGTAAGGGGATGGATCTGGTCAAAGAGGGCTGGAGTACAGTGAAAGGTTGGGTCGGTATGGGGGATTCGGCAGAGATTGAGCAGAATGTTAAGCGTACTGTCACCACGAAGGGCAAACTGGAGTACAGCATTCCGGAAACCCCGCCTCTCAGTGAAGAGGAAACACTGAAACTTGCCGGACAAATCACCGGCCATGTCACCACGCTGGCAGCCAATCCGATGGCATCCCTGACCAGCGGAACGATCAGTAATCAGTCTGCGGTCAGCAATGAAAGTAATGTCTCTATCGGTGAGCTCCGTATCGTTGCCAAAGACGGTGATCCGCAGACCATTGCGGCAGATATCGTTGAGGTGCTGCGGCAGCACATCGAAAATATGGGACATGAATATAATTCGGGGATGGAGAAATGATAACAGAAGTCAAAATCTTTGATGTGAACTCATTTGCTACGCTGTTTGATTCAGCAAGCCCGGTGAAACTGACGGTTACTGATACCCATAAAGCCACATCGTTTCAGGTGGAATCCGGTGAAACCCGCAGTGATCATGTTGTGGTTAATGCGGTGACTATCAGTATGGATTTAATGCTCACCGGTGAAACAGAAGATGAGTTTAAGGCAATACAGCAAGCGTACGACAATCACAAACTGGTGTGTATTCAGACCAGGGTGAGAGCCTACGGGCCGATGCTGATCACCTCTTTTACCCATGATGAAAATCCGGAAATGGCTGATGGTCTCAGTCTCTCTCTGACCTTTACCGAGTGGCGGGTGATTGAACCGGAATACGGCGAACTACCGCCGCGCAAGGTGGTGAAGAAAAAACAGAGCAGCACGATGAACTGCGGCAAAGTGCAGGCTCAGACGGCGGCACCGCCACCGGCGAAAAAAAGTTCTGTTGCCGTCAACGTCGCTGACGGGACTGCCGGTAAACCGGGGGGCAAATGAAAATTATACCACTGAATACCGTACCGAATCAGCGCCTGCGGGTCACGCTGGGTGAACAGGAATGGGAACTGACAATCAAAACCGCGCACGGAGTGATGTGCTGTGATATCCGCTGTGATGATGAGATTGTTGTGCAGGGGATGCGGATGCTGCCGGATCAGCCGCTGATCCCGTACCGCTATCTTACGTCCGGCGGCAATTTTACGTTACTGACCGGCGGGGACGCATTACCCTGGTGGGAACAGTTCGGAAAAACACAGACACTGGTCTGGCGGGGGGATGATGATTGACTTACGCAGGATCCGCTGTGCCATCGAAGTTAACGGTCGTCTGCAATGGTATGAGGGCATGCGCATGCATGCTTCGGGCACGAAATACGCCAATCCGTTACAGAATGACTGTTCATTCAGCATTGATGGCCTGAATACACAAACCCGTAACATGCTGCTGACGGAAACCAGTCCCTTTACGGAGAGCAAAACGCCGCACCGGATCATCCTGGAAGCCGGGCGGCGCAGTACCGGCGTATTCCGCATCTTTACCGGCGATATTGTCAGCGCGGAAATCGCGTCACCGCCGGATGTGACACTGACGCTGAAAGCCAAAACCGGCAATGCCGGCACCCGCGATATTGTCACCTCCGGCGGGGAGGCGATGTCAAAAATGAGTGAGATCGCTGCAAAAATCGCAAAAGATTGTCATGTTTCTCTGGATTTCCAGGCGACCGATAAAAATGTCGCTAACTGGTATTTTTGCGGTCCCGCGCTGAAGCAGATTGAGCGGCTGCAGGACGCCGGGAATGTGAAAGCCTTTATTGATGACGATGTGCTGTATGTGAAAGACAGGGATAAAGCGCTGTCCGGCAAACTGCGCATTCTGAGTCAGAAAACCGGCATGATCGGGATCCCGAAAGCGACGGAGAAAGGGCTTGAAGTGTCATATCTGATCGACGGTGAATCCTGCCTCGGCGGTATGCTGCGGCTGAACAGCAAATTCAACCCTTCACTGAACGGGGATTACATCATCGAGCAGCTGAAATTCGATATCGCCTCACATGAGGATGCCTTTTTTTATACGGCAACCTGCAAACGGGCCTGACGACACGGGCAAAACCATGAATAAACCTAATAGTGATATGGCCAGTGACGGCAGTCTGGCCGGGCAGTTTGCGGCTGCGTTCCGCAGTCTGCTGATGAATATTGACGACATGCTGCCGGCCACGGTGGTCAGTTATGACGATACCAGCAACCGGGCCGTGGTGAAACCGCTGGTGATGATGGTGACGACCGCCGGAAAGAAAGTCGGACGCGGTGCGCTGGCTAATATTCCGGTATTTCGTTTCGGCGGCGGCGGTTTTTTTATCCGCATGCCGGTAAAACCGGGGGATTTCGGCTGGCTGAAAGCCAATGACCGGGATATCAGTCTGGTTTTCCAGCGCGGCGGACTGGAAGACGAACCCAATACCGCACGTCTGCACACATTCAGTGATGCTATGTTTTTTCCCGACACACTCAAAGGCTGGGTAATCGACGGCAAAAATACGGATGCCCTGGTGGTGCAGTCTGCGGATGGTGCTGTGTGTTTATCGCTGCACGGGGATAAAGCTGTATTGGATACGCCGTTGTTTGAGGTTAATGCACCGGAAACCATTTATACCGGGAATGTAACTATTAACGGTAATCACGCCGTGAATGGTGACAGTAATGCAGCGGGCGGCACCCTGAAACATAACGGTAAAAACATCGGTTCAACCCACAAACACAGCGGTATTCAGCGCGGACATGAGGATTCAGGAGAACCGGTATGATGACATTTGATGTCAGTGAAAATAATGATCTGTTCACCGGGGGGGACGGTAACCTCGCCATCGCCCGTGATGAACAGGCAGTAAAAAACAGCTGTGCTCAGTATATCAAAGCACTGCGCGGCGAAATGCTGCATAAGCAGGACAAGGGCATTCCGTATTGGAAAACCACGTTCGGACGGCAGGCAGATCTGCCGGTGTTTGAAACCGCATTCCGTGAACGGATAGGGGAGATCCCGCAGGTCACAGAAGTGATTTCATTCGCGGCCGTGCTGAAAGATAACAATCTGAGCTATACCGCTGTTTTACAGACTGAATACGGGAGTATCAGGTTAAATGGCTGAATATAATTATATTACCTCATCCGGCGTGATTATCCCGGATACTGCTGAGCAGCGCACAGCCGTTGAAAATGAGTTTAAGGCGGTGTTTGGTCAGGATCTGGATGTTTCGCCGGAAACCCCGCAGGGGGTGCTGATCACGATGGAAACGGAGAATCGTGATGCCATTGTGCGTAATAATGCGGAACTGGCAAATCAGATAAACCCGGATCTTGCCGGAGGCGTGTTTCTGGACGCTATCTGGGCACTGATGGGAGGGGAGCGCCGGGATGCCACCCGCTCGATTCTGACGCAGGTACAGTTCGGCGGTGTGCCGGGCACCATCATTCCGAAAGGCGCACTGGCGGAAACACTGGCCGGTGACGCATTTTTTACCACAAAATCGCTGATTATCGGTAAAAACGGGACTGTCAGCGGCGATATGCGTGCAGTTGAAACCGGTCCCGTGGAGTGTCCGGCCGGGCAGCTGATGACGGTGGCCAGCTCTGTTCTCGGGTGGGAAACGGTCACTAACCCGACCGGTGCGGTTACCGGCCGGATTGCGGAGTCTGATTTGCAGTCCCGCCGCCGCCGTAAACTGACGCTGGCAAAAAATACGGTCAGTGTCGGCGAGGCCATGACCTCCGCGTTGTATGAACTGGAGGGTGTCCGCTCTCTGGCATACCGGGAAAATTATACCAATACCCCGATGGCAGCGGACGGCATCACGCTTGTACCACACAGTGTGTATGTCTGCGTCGAGGGCGGGGAAAGTCAGGAAATTGCCGCCGCACTGCTGCGGACCAAAACCATCGGTGCCGCCTATAACGGCAGTGAGGAGGTTGAGGTGACGGAGCCGGTCAGCGGGCAGGTTTACACGGTAAAATTCGATCGCGCAAAAGAAGTGGTGCTGTTTTGTCGTGTGACGGTCAAAAAAACCTCTCTGGATGCACAAACCCTTATCCCGGCAGCAGTGGAAGCCTGGGCAAACGGCGATACCGAAGGGGATGGCGGGCTGGTGGCCGGGCGGGAAGTTTCACCGTTTGAGATTTCTGCCGGTATTAATGCCGCTGAGCCGCGGCTGTTTATCACCCGTATTGAATTATCCGCAGACGGCACACGCTGGTCACCGGATATTTATCCGGTAAAACTGACGGAAGTCGCCAAAATTAACCGCAGTGCGGTTCAGGTGGTGTTTGTATGACAGACTCCATTCAGTCGTTTTCATTTCATTCAGATTTGCTGCGGGCACTGTTATGGCAGTACGAAGAGGCGGAAAACCTGAAAGCACTGGCCCGCCATAAATCGGACTGGTTTGAGCGGGCGACCGTCAGTTTCTGGCAGAACTGGTATAACGATGTGTTTAATATCGATACCGCCACTGATTTTGGCCTTGGTATCTGGGCGCGGATCCTGGATGTCCCGCTTGGTGTGGATATCCCCCCGGATGATAAAACAAAAATCGGTACCGGTTTCGGTAATAAAAAGGCCAATTTCAGGGCGAATTTCCGGCGTAACAGTGATTACACACTGTCACTGACACAGGAACAAAAACGGCTGATTATCCGTATGCGTTATTTCAATCTGACGCAAAGCCCGACCGTCAGCAATATTAATGAATTCCTCGAACGGTTCTTCGGCAATAAAGACAGCAGGGTATTTGTGCTCGATCCGCTGGATATGACCTATCTGTATTACGTGTTTAATTTTAATCCGGATGAACGCCTGCGCGTTCTGCTGGAGAACTTCGATCTTATGCCGCGCCCGTCCGGTGTCGGCGTCAAATACCGGATTGTGACCAAAAAAGCCTTTGGTCACGGTGAAAACCGGAAAAACTTCCTGAGCAGCAACTTCGGAGCATAAAACGTATGACTAAATTATTTAAAGTCCCCTTTGCAACACAAGGGGACCGCACTGCTATTCCTGATGAAGTCCGGGCCGATGGCGCGGTTTCCTATACCCAGGGTTACGGGTATGACTACGAGCGTGACCAGGCCACGGATCCGGCGGCCAAAGATATCGAGCGTGAGAAGATGAACAGCCTGTTCCACGATATCACGGAAGCGGTCGGTGAAATGCAGTCCTTCGGTGCTCCGGTCTGGCAGGAAGCCGGTAAACCGTATGCTGTCCGCAGCGTTGTGTACCACAAAAACAAAACCTGGCAGTCAAAGGTTGAAAATAACACCACCGAACCGGTTACCGGAACGGCATGGGCAGAACTGAAAGCAGATCTGACCGCCGGAGAGGTGGGCGCTTACAGCAAAGGGGAATCTGATCAGAAATTCCAGCCTGCGGGGAATTATCTGCCGGAAGGGTACAGTTATTCCAAAGCAGAATCTGATACTCACTTCCAGCCGAAAGGTAATTATGCCCCGGCCGGGAATTACGCCTTAAAAACCGATGTTTATACCAAAACAGAAGGTGATGGCCGTTATCAGCCGAAAGGGAATTATCAGCCGGCGGGGGAATATGCGCTTAACGCTGATCTGAATAAAAAGATGGATAAAACCGCGGTTGTGCAGAATACCGGCAATTCATCCACATCAGTCATGAGTCAGAATGCTGTAACGGAAGCACTGAAAAACGCGGTAAATATCGACACGATTTATCCTGTCGGTGTCGTCATTTGGTTTGCGCAAAATAAAAACCCGAATGACTTATTTCCGGGAACATCCTGGTCCTATATCGGTGAAAATAAAACAATCCGGCTGGCAAACAGCAGCGGCAGTAATGTGCTGACCAGCGGCGGCAGTGACAATATTACATTAACCGCTGCCCATTTACCGGCACACAGCCATAGTTTCTCCGGGACTACGTCGAGTTTTGATTACGGGACGAAGACTACTAATAATACTGGTGGACATACTCATACCTATACATTACTTAATTATAATACCAACAGGGGATATGATGTAGGTGGCAACTCTAACTCAGGTTGGGATACCAAAACAACTTCGAATGCTGGAGCACATACGCATTTTGTTGCAATTGGCGCACATAGCCATAGTTTTTCCGGCACAACAGGAAATACAGGCAGTGGCTCATTAATTTCAGTCGTCAACGCTTACATTACATTAATGGGCTGGTACAGAACTAAATGATTATATCACTTAAATAACGACCCTGGGGTTCCGGTTGGAACCCAGGTTTACCAAAACTTTATTTAAAAATAGCCAATACCCGATTGATGTATTCATTTTCATAGAATGCGGAAATTGATTTTTTTATTGTTTCAGGATTTACTGTTGTTTCGTTGGCTGCAATTTTATGCAGTATACAGGCCAGTTTTTTATCGTCTCCGATAGAATATAACTCACCATTTTTATATGGCTGAATAATATCACCAGGTCCTGTCGGGCAGTCTGAGCTGACAATATAAATACCATAGCTGCTTGCCTCGCATAGTACCATCGGGAACCCTTCGTAGACAGATGTTAAAACAAGTGCTGAAACGTTTTTTATTTCATTTACTACATAGTTCCATGGATTGATCTGCCATCCGTGCCAGATGATTTTTTCACTGATTTTCAGTTCATGAGCTAAATTCTTTAATATTACTATTTCAGATTCATCACCAGAACCAACGATATGCAGAGTCCAGTCATCACTAACTCCGGATAGTGCGCGGAATAATTCATTCATATTTTTCTGTCCTCCGCTGATTACCCGGCCAAGGTACAGGAAATTTTTTTGATTACCAGCAGTTATCGTGATGTTCTGTATTGGTACCGGATTATATATGGTATAGATATCAGATGGAGAAACACCCATCTTTGACAACTGCTGTGATATCCCGCTACTTATTGACAGGTGTCTGTCTGCCATAAGCAGATATTTCGCTTTGTATGAACCCGCGACAGAAAAATGATTCCATGAAAACAAAGGAGTTTTCCTGAAGGAAAAGCGAAGAGCTAATCTTGAAATATAACATCCAATGGAATCAAACGCTATAATATAATTTGGTTTTATCTTTTTAATTAAATTTGAGAACTGATATGCCAGAGAAATCCTTTTTATCTTTCTGTTTTTTACTGATGAATTGAGTCGGATAAATTCATTTTTACCCAGCCATTCATCATTAACAGTATTATTTTCCTCATTAAAAAAAATAAAAGATATCTGATAATTTTTCTCAGATTCAGCCAGTAATCTGCACAATGACCGAAATACAGTTTCCGTGCCACCAAAACCACCAACATTCCGACCGGCAATTATGATTTTGATTACATCTGGCATATGGTAATTTCCCATGGTTTAAATTGGAAAGATTTTATCATAGGTACAGGTTCATCTCTATCAATAAAACCAGTCATCAATCCCATATGACTGATAACAGATGTATGTTTATGCCCGCAGCAAAAACAAAAACTCTGCGGTATGACCTCCGGACAGACATGGCCGGTAACACGTCCTTATAGGATACAAACCATCCTCTTTAATCACTTCATGCGTAACCAGTGAATCTGACTGCCGGTGAAAATATTCTGCCGGATAAAAAGCCGGTAATATTTTTACCGGCCGCAAGGTACGGGAACAATCACGGCAGTAAAACGCTATAATCGGTGATCAGTATATTTCAGATAAGGTAATGCTTTCATGACTGACAACGACGATATGCGGGAGTATTCAGAATTCGATTTTGAAGCGATTGCGCAGTGTAATCAAATCAGAGATATGCTGATGGTGGCGCTGGAAAGGCGAAATAAAGAAATGCAGCGCCTGCGGATAAAAACACAGGAAATTCAGCGGGAATTTCCGGGGGATTTGAAAAAGCTTCAGGCGCATATGCGGGAAATGAAAGATTCCAATAATGAAGTCATGGCGCTGGTCAGAGAATATAATGTCTGGGCTGAACGGGCCGGGCAGGATAAGCTGGTACTGGAATGAGCCCGGTAACCTGCTGATATGACAGCACTGATGCTGACCGGCATTTTATCCGGACATTCCGCTCCGGTGCCGGGAGCTGTTCTGCTGTTAACTGTAATGCCCCGTTTACGTATTACAGTGTATTTTTTTGTCTTCTTTCTGTTTTTTCTTCTTATTTTATTTCTGTCACCAAAAGCGGTTGCAGCAGAAACAACGTACAGCAATATATCAGGGCGAAATTACCTTTTATCCGGTATTAAACTGCGGAATTTTTACCGCATGATTTATATGAGCAATACCGAGGATCGAAAAGTATTGCTGCAGCAAACACCGGATGAATGGATATTACAATATGCAGAAAACCGGCTGGCATTGTTTAACAGTGCGATGGATAAAGATCCCTCCGGACTGCTTTGCTTCAGTTTCATTTACCCGGCAGAGTTGGGTAACGGAACCGCTATTACATTTTTACCCGCAAAAAAAACAGTGCCGGGTTTATCTCAGGCAGAAACTGACGCATTATATACCAGCATCTTTCTCCGGCTGCGCCATACCTATGGTGATTTGCTGGATGAAGAGCAAGCCGAAACTCTGGAAAAGGATGCCATACTGGCCTGTGAAATAAAATCAGCGCTGTATCAGAGTATATTACAGCTCAGTCCGCGGGATGCTGCCGGGGTATTACGTTACATCTGGGGCAGGGACGGGATTTTCTGA